CTATCGTAAGTTGGGATACAAGTTGTATTATCCTACAGACTGAGGGTGCAGGTTACTCTGGTACTGTGATTGACAATAATCGTTTGTTGTTTGATGCAGCGCACATAGGAACTGAGTTAGCTTATGGTATTTTGTGTCAAAGGAAGGATGCAGATGTTGGTACAGTGGGTGCTCTCACTATTACTAACAATCGTATTCAAAAAGCTCAGCCAGCGCAAAGTTATATATTTATTCATAACGTGATCGGGCCATTGACAATTAGTGGCAATGTTGACGATACGACAGGTAATCCTGTCTCACCAGATATCAGTTAGTTGTGTGAGTCACACAGGAGGAATCTATGGCAATCGTACCGAACCTAGCTGGTCCTGCAAGCGTCGATCGTGGCTATACTACCGAGTCTCGAACGGCTGCGACTGCGGCTGCGGTGATGGCGTTGACGCCTTTGTTTTCAGGCGAAATTGTGCGTGCGCTTGATACTGGCCAACGATATCGAGGGCTTGTTGCGGGTGCGGTTGGAGCGTGGGGCATTGTGAACGTGGATATGTGATATGGGTCTGTGGGATTGGAGTGGTCCTCAAGACCTCGGGTGGGCTACGCCTGAACGAAAGTTCGATACGACCGTGGAGCTTATGTTGACACAGCCTTACTACAAACACGAAGTTGTGCAGGCGCTCGACACCGGCATTAAGTACCAAGGTGATCAACCAATTCCTGGCGGTTGGGTTCTAGCAACTCCAATGGTGATGTGATGCCTAAAGGTCGCGGGAAAGAAACCGTCAAGGACGTGATGCATAAATACAAGCACGGTACTCTGCACAGCGGATCGAAAAAAGGTCCGGTGGTTGATAAGAAACAGCAAGCCATAGCTATCGCATTATCTGAAGCTGGGTTGGACAAAAAGCGGAGGAAATAGTCATGGTTGAACGAGTCATTTATGCGTTGATCTACATATGTGGGATCGCGCTTTGTTACTTTCTGATCATCTGGGTTCTGGGTGCGATTGGGTTGCATATTCCGCAGCAGGTTCAGGTCATTCTTATGGTGGTCCTTGTATTGGTGGCTGTGCTTGTGTTGTGGAGACTGTTTGCAGGTTCAGGATTTCCATTGTGGCCACGTAGCCGTCCGTAACTGTGTGAGTTACACAAGAGGAGAATGTGATGGACCCGAACGACTTCATTCGTATGAAGCTGGCCATGCTTCAACAAGAACCACGAGGCCAATACGCGGAGCGGGGGTTTCGTACGCCTCGTGCGAGTGCTGAGCCGATGGCTGATGCGTACGATGAGTATGGTAATCCTCTTAATGAGGCGGTTGTGGACTACCTTGAAGAAGAGATGGGCGGAGATATACAGCAAGCTAATCGTAACCTTAGATTGCCAATACGTCGGAGATAATAGTGGACACCGTGCAGAACGCAATGGGTAAGCGATCAAGCATCGGACCTGATGACTTGATCGCTAGGCTCCTTCAGTCACAGGCGATGCGCACGCCTAACGAAGAAGTTATGACACGCTTTCCTACGAATGAAGATTTAGGCTTGGGAGATACGGAAGGTTTTGTTCGGTCGATCAACGGACCGCAAGGCTTCCCGCGCTTTCAAGGGATGATCAACGATGCAGGCTGGGATGCGTTTTTAGAGAATGCCCCTGAATCGGAAAACATCGAAGATCGTCGTCCGGATATCGATGCGTTTATTCGTCACGCTCTAGCAGGCGCCCGCTAATGCCGAACTATAACCTAAAAGAAGACTCGGTACAGTTTGACTTTCAGCGTTCGCGCAAGAAAGTTCAAATCTTCGGTGGAGGATTTGCGAATGGCAAAACCACCGCGCTTGTCATTAAAGCACTCCAGCTATGCAAGTTTTATCCTGGGTGCACCGGCCTCCTCGGACGTGAAACGTATCCGAAGCTCAACGACACGCTCAGAAAAGAATTCCTTAAATGGTGTCCGAGACATTGGATACGTAAGATGCCTACACAAGACGATAACTCCTGCTACTTGGTCAATGGATCAGCAGTGCATTTCAGATATATCGCACAGCGAGGAAAATCACAAAACGAAGACGGATCAACGACGAGTAACTTGCTGTCAGCTACTTATGATTGGATTGGACTGGATCAGATCGACGATCCTGGGATCACGCATAAGGACTTTCTGGATCTTCTTGGTCGTCTTCGTGGTGATACAGCTTATCGTGTGGAAGATGAGCCAGAGGATACTACAATGCCCTCGGATGGTCCCCGGTGGCTCATGATGACACTGAACCCTTCACAGAATTGGGCATATCATGAGCTTATTAAACCATACTTGGACTGGCGTGACCGGAAGATATTCAGTCCGAAGCTCCTCATTGATGAGGATAGCGCGACCCCAGTTATTGAGCTTTTCGAGTCGGACACGTATGCGAACAAGCACAACCTCAAGCCAGACTTTATTAAGACGCTTGAGAATGCATACAAGGGGCAGATGCGCGATCGTTATTTGCTCGGGAAGTGGGCCGCGTTCGAGGGTCTGGTCCATCCAGGGTTCGATACATCTTTGAACTTGATGAAACGCGAACAGATGATGGATCATCTTGCAGACTGTAGGAGAAGACATGTCAGAGTTAAAGCAATCGAGGGTTACGACTTCGGTATCGCAACGCCGACTTGCTACATTCTTGGGTTCGTTGACGACTTTGGTCGTCTATGCGTTCTTGATGGCTTTTATCATCCTAATTTTGACGTATCTCTACACGCAGCAACAATCCGAGAGGTACGAGGACGTTATCATGGATTCTTACAATTCCCAGAGCCGGTGATTGCCGACCCTGCAATCTTTAGGAGGATCGTGGTTGCTGGTCAGCAAGTTCGGAGTACGACCATCTCTCGCATCCTGAAAGATGGGGGGCTCAACGTACGCCCTGGGAGTAATGATATCCTATCAGGTATTGCAAAAGTGAATAGTTACATCGCAGGGACACCGAAGACCCCCCATTTAACTTTGGGGACTACACCAGGAACACTGCTGTATGTGGCTGAGGAGTTGCCGTGGTTTCAAGACGAGATCATGTCTTATTACTGGAAGCGCGATCCACAAGGTAAGGCCCTCGACGAGCCGTCGGATAAAGATGATCATGCAATGAACGTGATCAAATACATGCTAAGCAAGTTGCCTGAGCCGTCAGAGATCAAGGTGCCTAGCGAGGCTCTTCCTCCACGCTGGTCCTACTGGCATGAGATGTCGATGGAAGATTTCAATCAAGCTCAAGGGAGGCATGTGTGACTCACACAGCTTTAGCGGCGACTGCTACTCCCGAATGGCTGACTGTGATGCGGTCGATGAATGGCTTAGTTGAGTCACCTGGAGACGCAGACAATCCGAAAATCTTGGCGATGCGTGACACAATCGCGCTCGCTTATCCTGAGATGGCAACTTACTGCAACGAATATCAACACGATGATACTCCGTGGTGTGGTCTGGCTGCTGCGTATGCGATGACAATGGCCGGCATTCGTCCAGTATTCGGACCCACTGACACTGATCGCTTCTATTGGGCGCAGGCATGGGATGATCCCTCTTTTGGTACGAAGCTTGATTCTCCTGTGCTCGGTTGTGTCGTTGTGCTTAGTCGCGATGGCGGCGGTCATGTTACTTTCTACGAATCTACAAGTGGCAGCAATTATATGTGTCGTGGTGGCAATCAATCTGATTCTGTTAATCTTAGTGCTCAACCAATATCTAAAGTTATAAGTTTGATTTGGCCAAACGAAGCAGGACCGGTTCCACCAGCAGATCGACGAACCCTAAAGAACGGGATGACGGGTTCTGATGTAGAGTCGTTGCAAGAGAGCTTAGGTTTACCAGCAGATGGAGAATTTGGTGCAATCACAGAAACCCAAGTTAAAGCATTCCAAGCAGCCGCTGGTCTCTCGGCGGATGGCGTGGTTGGTCCTCAGACGTGGACCGCCGTGGATGGCCTCGACATACGTATGGAGGCGGGAAGCGACGGTATCGATGAGACGGAGACGGCAGCTATTATCACAATGGCGAAGAAGTCCGACATAGCTGACTATGAATGGCCAGGACGCGGTTATCCTCCTCCTGGGTACATTCCTGGGATGGCTTGTACGTATGCATTGGCTCTGAAGCGTCTACAGGCAGAGGTGCCGGATGCTATCTCTATGGCTCAAGCAGTCACCAATTCGTCAACTGATGCACTTAATGTTTACAAGGCAGAGTTTGCCAACCTTGACATGGATAACAGTGTCGACGGTGTTGATACTCTGCGGCATCTTTTTGTAATGATGATCGGCTTGGGTATGCGTGAGTCTTCTGGTAAGTATTGCGAAGGCCGAGACATGTCAGCATCGAATACGTCGTCAGACACGTGCGAGGCTGGTTTGTTTCAGACCTCATGGAATATCCGTTCGACTGATCCGGCTATTCCAATGTTGATGGATGAATACGTGGATGACCCAAATGGGTTCCTTGATATATTCTCAGAAGACGTAAGCCCGACCTCGAATAACCTAAACACGTACGGCACAGGACAAGGCGCTACGTATCAGTTCCTTGCGAAGTTCTCACCGGCGTTCGCCGCTTTGGTAGCAGGTACAGGTATGCGAACAAGATCAAATCACTGGGGACCAATCAATCGCAAAGAGGTCACCTTGAATCCTGATGCAGATAAGATGCTAAAGGAAGTCGAGACAATCCTGGAAGAGGGTCCGGAGCCGGAGCCGGAGCCAGAACCAGGTGATGTACCGGAAGTCGCCCTTACCACCAAGGGGGAAGTCATCGTTAAGGTCAATGGGAAGGTTGTGTCGTGACAGATCATTCTTGGCGGAACCTAGCGGAAGACGCTATCAACGACATCTTTAAGCAATACGTAGGTGAGCAATTAATCGCTTTGATCCGTCAACAGATCGGCTTGGGTTTGTTTGC